CAAGCATCCAAAAGGTGCTTCCGTGTAAATCACGGTCTTGCCCCCTTCCCTTGTTACAGGGTTAGTAGGTCTTCAAGAATACAGCTCTATGACAAATAAGGGGATGTAGCTAAATTAACTACAACTTCCCAAACCTTCTTAAGAAGTTTAGGGGACGGTGAAGCAGTACTTACGTAATCTCTTTGTGTAAACAAAAGAGATGCGTCACTGGCTTTGATAGTTCTAAAGTAGGGTAACCATTCCCCACCATACAGAGTATCAAAGTCATACGCCTGTTTCATTTGTGCTAAATATGATTCTTCAACATATTTACCATAAACGAAAGCATACGGATGTGCATAAACAGCATCCGTAAGCTCTTCATCTTCCTCTCCGGTGACATATATGAGAGCTCTTTCGAGTCTCAATAAATGATCACCAAAGTAGGAACTTGCTGCCTCTTCGAAGCTCTGAACAATGCAATTGTTAAACATTGCTTTCGCTTTGTTAAACATATTGCAAGACAGTTGAGGATAATCAAACAGACTTTGAATCTTTCGTATAAAATTCAAGTCGTTGTCATATCCTCTCAGTCGCTTGTATAAGAGCAACGAATTTACTATTTTAAATATAACCTTAGGTCTATTGCGTTTGCGATAGGCTAAAGGTTTAGTAAAATAGTAATCGAGGACAGCATCTAGAACTTGTTTCTCAGGAATCCATCCTCGATCATAGTAGGTCCCAAGTAATTCAATAAATCCAAAATACGATTTGGATTCACTTAGGCCTGCCTTGATTGAGAATGGACTTATCTCTCCTTCAGAGATAAAGAATCTCTTTGCAAACTCAAATAGTGAATTACCTATATGAGTCTTTTGCTCAGAAATCTCTATTCCTAAAAGAGAAATAAGTTCTTGATATTTAGCTGCTAGAATGTCGTCGAAAATGATAATATCATCACCTAACATCTTGTACTTAGCTTTGGACCAGGAAATACCTGATTCTCGGCAAGATACATAGACGATAAAATGATGACAAAGGGTGGTTAATGGCCAAGAAGTATAAAAGCCCATAGGATTACCAACATTATATCTAATGTTGTTAAGTAATCCCTTAGGATCTTTATATTCAAAGCTATAACCAGCCACAATATCATACCATGCTAATGCTTTGACTAATCCGAAATTAACAGTCAGTAACCCAACTAATATCTTAATTGGGAATCTGTCAGTAAAAGCGGAAAGGTCAAAACTATAGTATGTTGTTGATTTATCAAAAGGTAATTCTGACAAGCCCTCACCTTGGTTAAAGGTTTGGTCTTGAGGAATAGACCGTACCACGATATTTAAATAATCATGGAACGGTTTTAGACAAGTTTGAGACCAATAGTCTCCTATTGCTATCAAACGAGTCTTACCTTCTGAATCAGGTATAGATGTAATTTTCCTAAAACACTTACGATTAGGTGTTAAGGGTTGATCCATCAAACCTGATAATAAATCAACATGACGACGACACAGGTCCAACTTCTTAGGTAAAGAGGATCCATGTGAAAACACACAAATTGAGTTGATTAAAGATTCAGGAATATTCACTAAATCTTGAAGACAATCAACTAATGCGTGTGATCCACAGGGACTACCTTTTGTCGTAAGATGAAACCCCTCCCATGATGGACACTTTAATAACTTTCCAACCTTATACTTCCGAGGTAGTCGTGAGACGACCTCTTTAGTAAAAGGAAGAAAGTATTTAAATATCCATTCATAATATCCAGCTGAAGACTGAGATGTAACAGTCTCAATCTCAGGTTGGAGTGGGAGGTGAAACCTTCTTAGACCAGTGAGAAGAGTAAGGATGAACTTAATACAAAGAACATCCCTAGATCTAATCAATGGAATAAGACCATTTAACTTCTTAGGTAGACCGTCATATGTAAGACCAGTTACCTGAAGGGGATTACCCGACAGATACCTGGTTACACTTAGACGGTCCAACTTAATTCGCTGAATGGTAGTCTTTAATCCTTTATGCAAATACATATGTTCAATGAAGCATATATACCTGCGACAAGGATTCCAGACAGAGGTAGGAACACCATAAGTCTTGATTAGCCATTTTAACAAGTGGCATACTTGGGTGTTAAATAGTGTCCTTCTACGGATGCGTTTACCAGCCGAGCCCAAGGCTTTCCTCATAATATGACGAGGAATTCGTTTATAATTCTTCTTCATTTATTTGGATGGTTGTCCGTTTTATCTGCCAGACATAAAGGTAGTGACTCAATAAATTAAATGCTTGGGATTATTTCACCCTTGCTGATTAATTTAGAGAGTATATCCCTCTTAGCCTTTAAGAGGTGGACAAGTCCGGGTTTCTAAAACCCTTTGGGGAGACTATAAATAGCCCCAGAGCTCCTTTCG